CGCGGATGCTGGCGGCTTACCAGGCTCCTGCTCGCGGCGGCTCGGCGCAGGACTATGAGGTCTGGGCCCTTGATTGCCCGGGCGTGACGCGCGCCTGGGTGCAGCCGATGGGGGCTGGCCCGGGCACGGTTGTCGTGTATGTGATGTTCGACCTGGTCAATGCCGCCAATGCGGGCTTTCCGATCGGCACTGACGGTTTGTCGTCGCAGGATAACCGCGCGATTCCTACCAATACGGCCGCCGGTAATCAGCTGGTGGTGGCCAACATGTTGTTTGTCAGCCAGCCAGTGACGCCGCTGGTGTACACCTGCGCGCCGCAGCCAAACCCGATCGCTTTCACCATCACGGGTTTACGGAATGCATCGGACGCGCTCAAGGCCTCGGTCGCCGAGGCGATTGCGCAAGTGATGATCGATGAAGGGGCCCCCAAGGCCGGCTCGGTCGTCGAGCTGGACAGCATCGGGTCGGCGATCGGAGCTGTACCGGGTACGGCCGGGTTTGTGATCACCAGTCCGACGGCGAACATTGCGAACGTCCTGGGTCAGCTGCCGGTGGTCGGGGTGATCAACTATGCCTAGGCCGGTTTTTACCGATGCTGACTACACCCAGGCGCTGACTAATCTGCTGCCGCCTGGGAAGGCCTGGAACCGTGATCCAGACAGTGTGCAGACCCAGGCTATCAGTTGCTACGCCCCGTCGTTTCGGCGCTCCAGTGACGACGCTCTGGCGCTGCTGGTCGACGCGTTTCCTGCTACCGCCGTCAACCTGCTGCCGGAATGGGAATCGACTCTCGGTCTGCCGGATCCCTGTGCCGGCGTTGCCCCGACCCTGCAAGCCCGTCGCGCTCAAGTGGTGGCCCGCTTCGCCGGCTCTGGGGGCATGTCGATCAGCGACTTTGAAGCTTATGCGGCGAGCCTTGGTTACACCATCACCATTAAGCAATACGCGCCTTTTCGGGCCGGGCAAAACACGTGCGGGCAGCCCCTGGGCGGCCTGGACTGGTTTTACACCTGGTCTGTGCAAGTACAAGCGAACACGGTTACCCCCTTCCGCGTGGGTAGTTCAATGCTTGGCGAACCATTAGCCAGTTGGGGCAACTCCGTCTTGGAGTGCGAACTAACAGCTATCGCCCCCCCGCACACGATCTTACAGTTTCATTATTCGTAAAGGGTTCTCATGTATCAGATTGATAACAACACGGCGTCGACTATTCTGCCGCCGAGCACTGCTGTGGGCACGCCTGGATTTTTCTCTGACGGCAACCCAGCGGCGGGGCAGTCGGCAACTGTCTTGCCCGCCGAGTTCTTGAATATGTTGATGCTTGAGAACCTGAATGTTCTTCAAGCTGGCAATATCACACCAGCAAAAGGGCAGTTTAATCAGCTGTCCCTTGCTATTGCGAATATAGTCAAGAGTTATGTGCCGGCTGCCCCGGCCGCGGCTAGCGAAACAACTGCTGGCGTGTTGATGCTGTCAACGAATACGCAAGTTATCGCCGGCACGGATAATACAACTGCTGTAACGCCTCTTAAGCTTGCTCAGAAGTTGGCTAACTATATCAGTCAGGCGACTGAGACGGTTTTCGGCTGGGCAAAAGTCGCTACACAAGTACTTACAAATGCGGGTGCTGATGACACCACGTTTATTACACCCAAGAAATTTGCAGGGGCCGTTCAGGCCGGCGCCTTCAGTTTTGCAACAGACACAGGTACTGCCAACACTTATATCTGCAACTTTACGCCAGCAATCACGGCAAGAAGTGAATCAGCGCCCCTGCGTTTCAAGGTGAAGACGGCGAACAACGGCGCCTGCACAATTAACGATGGCCTGGGGGCTGTAGGGCTCGTTGGCGGCGCTCATTTGGCCCTGCAGGGCGGTGAGCTTTTTGCGAATGGCGATGCCTGGATTCAGTGGAATGCGTCGGTGGGTGCCTATGTCCTGCTGTTCTGTACTGGTGGCGCGGAGCAAGTGGCCCCGGCATCGCAGAGCGCGCATGCTGTCAACGCCGGGCAGATCCAGACGCAGGCTCTGACGGCTTTCACAACAGCCGGCACAGCCCCGGCCTTCACTCTGAGCCCGGTGCCCGCGATCACTGCGTACACTGCAAACCAGCGTTTCCAAGTTGTGTTCAATGCATCCGGTGGCGCAGCGCCCACACTGAACGTGTCTGGGCAAGGCCCGAAGAGTCTCAAGCAGTACAGCGCAATCGGGACGAAGGTCGCGGCCATCGTGATCAATGGCCAAGTGTCCGATGTAGTTTACGACGGCACTGACCTTGTAGTTCTCGACCAACTGCCGAACGCGTCCGGCACAACAGCGGCGCAGTTCGATAACTCAACAAATCTTGCAACTACAGCTTTCGTCGAGGGTGTCGGGTTTCAATTTTCAAGTACCGTGGCATTGTCAGTAACTACTACGCTCACTGCCGTGGCACATGCTGGCGCGCTAATTATTGGTAATAGTGCGTCAGCAATAAATGTAATATTGCCAGCAGCATCGACGATGCCTAACAAGACTGTGATCAAGTTTTTCAACAACGCCGCAGGCACAATGACGATTGTTTGTGCTGGCTCCGATACTATTACCAATGGCGGTGTCGCCAATTTTGCCCTCCCTGCTGGAGCTTGGATTACGCTTGCTTCGAACGGCGGGGGCGCTTGGTACATGATTGATCAGTCCGGGCTTGGGGTCGGGCAGACCTATCAAAACCTCACTGCGAGTCGGGTATTTGGCACGACATATACAAATACTACGGGAAAGGCGATAACAATTATCGTGAGTGCAACAGCGGGGGCGGGTACTTACACGTTTATGAGTGCGTCAATCAATGGTGGTACGGCCTTTCCATTCAGTGCAGGTGATTCCCCGTCTGGAGCAACGTATATCGCGGGGACATTGGTAGTGCCAGCAGGGGCGACATATAACATAACGTGTGGCATTACTCTTAACGTTTGGTGGGAGTTGCGCTAATGAAATATTACATTGATCACGCAACTGGCGAAATCTACGCCTACGAGTCTGACGGGTCGCAAGATTCGTTTATTAGCCCTGCTCTTGAATTGCTCGATGATGCAGGGCTCGCTGCTGCCCGGGCGGCTCAAGCTGCCGCAAATGCGCCGACTCCTGAGGTGCGCGCTCGGATAGAGCGCGCTTGGCGCGATGGCGAGCTGGCGAGTTCAGACGGCGCCGTGGCGCGCCAGCGTGACCAGGTGGAATCGGGTCTGCCGACCACGTTGACGGCTGATCAATATAAGGCGCTTCAAGTCTATCGTCAGGCGCTCAGGAACTGGCCGGAGTCAGCGGCCTTTCCTGATAGCACCCAGCGCCCGCCCGTGCCGGCCTGGCTGGTTTCTCAGGCTTCGTGATCCGTCACGATTACCCCCGGTATTGTTGCAAACCTGCATAAGTGATTGCCCCTGCTCGCTTTCGGGATTAGCATCGACCGAATAACTCGGTCGTGTATCGGGGAGCGATCCGTGCCGGCGTGCCCGCTTACAAATAGAGCGGGCAAGCCTTGGCGGATCTGCGTTGATAAGGCGTACTAGGGAGTAAAAAAATCCAATATTTTTGTATTTTTGCATTCCAATGCGTCTAGAACCTGCGCTAAGCTGTCGCGCAGAGGGTGCCCGCAGAAGGCATCCAAGTAGCAGAAAGGTTTTAAATTCAGGAATTTAGCGGCACAGAAAAGAAAAAACCCCGGTGTTGGCACACCGAGGTCTTTTGGGTGGAGCCAAGCAAAAACTCTGCAAAGCACCGAGAAGAGCTTTGAGTTTATGCCGCCCTGCCCTCTGATGCAAGCGCACAGGGGCTGTACATGCAGGGCTTTGATGAAGCTTGCGTTGTGCTTCCACGTATGTGGGGTGCGCGCGAGTATGGTTTTCCAGGTCTTTACCTGGGCACCGGAAACCGGTGCGGACATGATCCACAGAGGCTGGCCGTTGATCGGCTGGATCTGCACGTCCCGAGCGGCGGAAAATGGCCGCGCCTGATTCAAGTCAGTATCGATCGTATCCAGGCGTATTTTTACGACGCCGATGCCCTTCCGCCCTTGGCACACCTCTCCAAAAAATATAACCAGGACGGCGCTCCGCGCCAGAACCGCAGCGAGGCCCGAGAAGGCCATGGCCTGGTGTTGTCGGTGATCTTCACCCACCTGGACCTCAAGTCTTTGCGCGTGGGCTACTACACCAGCGCGGGCAAGTTCGTCAGCATTTCCTTCCTGGATATTGCCCGGCGTTGCGGCATGACTTACCAGGCCAAGGACCGCGAGAACGAAGGCCAGTTTAAAGAGGTTCCGACCTCGCGTTTCTGGCGTACTGTGCGCGACCTCAAGAAAGCCGGCGCCATCAGCGTGTTCGAGCAGTACGAGGAAAAGGACGCTGGAAAGCGTGCGCTGACGGCCATCAAGGCCTTCAGTGAAAAATTCCTGCGTCTGATTGCTGGCTGGACCGCCAAACGTGTTGAGAAAGCCCGGCAGCGGGCCTCGGTCCGTGTTGGTGGCTTCCTACGCGGTGCGATCGAGGCCGGCGTGGAAAACGTCAACCAGCGTAAGCACCTAGTCAAAGAGATTCAGTCGGCGAACGTTCATCGCGAGCTGTTCGGCGAGCCGAAGGCTAAGAATCTGCTGCCTGCTGGTGGCGATGTCCGCGAAGCTGTTGAGGCATCGCTCAAGCAGGAGTACGCCGAGCTTGAGGCCAGGGTGTTGGCCAGCATCACCGCCGCGCTCGGGCGCGCCCCGCGCACTATGGAACAGCTAAAGCTGCAGGCCCAGCACGGCTGGCTCAAATACGACGACTTTGTACGTCGACGAATCGGCGGCGGCCACTAGCCCGCCACGCTCCCCTCCCACTAAATCCACGTCCCCGACCGCCTCGGGCGCCCCTCTATGGGCGTGCGCAGGCGGTTTTTGCGTACTCCCCGCGTCATCCCCTGCCCGGGCGCCAAAACGGCCTCAAATCGACCGTAGCGCGCCATGCTCGACCCTATCCCCTCCTTGCTTACCCCCGATGCCAGGCGTCAGCGCCGCACGGAAGAAATTTAAGTCACACCCCCCGAATATTAAGTCCCTCCAAAGTTGCATTAAGTAGTGGTTGGTCTTTCCCGATGTACAACTCGAAAGGCTTGGCCTGCCTACGGCATGCCTAAAATGCCTCGGCTATGCCGAGAATTGTCTATTACCGCCTGGGCAAGCCCAGGCAGCGATGCCGGGCACACTTCGTGCCTACGGCACGGTGCCCGAGGGTCGAGGTACGGCACAGCGGCGCCGCGACCTTAAGGCGCCTTCCAGTTGCTTCGCGCCTTCAGTGCGCCGGCCTATCGGCCAGCAGGTCGCGCAAGCGCTCCCGGTGATCAGTGACGGGGGTGCCCTTGGGCCTTTTGTCGTGCCAGGCGCTCCGTGGAGCCTGCAGGGGCGTTTCGGCCGATCGGACAAGGTGTGTTGCGGGTCGGCGCGCGCGATCGCTCGCGGCAATCTGAAGGTGTGCGCCTGGCCATGCCGATATTGTAGGCGCTGTGCCCGGGAAAATGGTGTGCGGCGCGCTAGGTGTAAAGGTGCCTGCCCGGCCGGGGTGCGGGTACAGATTGCCTGGGTTTCCCCTGCAGGTAGTTCCGTGGCCGTGGCCCATCGAAAGCACCAATAAAATACCAAAAGAGTATTTTATAAGTATTGAAATAATACCCCTTTAGTGACAGGATTAGCGCCTGCTCACTTCCAGGACGGCCACGGCCGATAGCTTCCGCCATGAAAAAAAAGCCTGCAGCTCACACAAAGGCCGAATCCATCCGTGATGAAAACACGGTTGAAATGTTCCCGGAGCTTCTGGCCCAAGTGCCCCCGTCCAGGCCGGCTGCGCTGACTCCCGCCGAGCGTCAGAAACGCCGCCGCGAAAAGAAAAGACAGCTTAAGGATGCCCATGGGCTGCGCGAGGTTTCCTTGCTGCAGTCAGAACGCCAGGCTCTGGCCGAGGCTTTGCAGCTGTTGGACCTGGTCAGTGATACGGCTACCACCCCGGAGTCGCGCCATGCGTTGCGGCAGAAACTGATGCCTGGTGTGGCCTGGTCTTG